AAGATTAAGAATAAACAAAGATTATATAATTTAATTGATATAACCAAATATTTTACAAAAAAAAACAGGATGTAGAAACATCCCGTTAAATCTATGAAAATCCTTCTTTCTTAAAACAAACTACGACAAAAATAGTTTTTTTTCTGCAGTTCGCCTATTAATTAATCCTTTTACTTTTACTCCATTGTCATAAACCCATCTATCAAACTGGGCTGCAACTGTATTTTTATCGGCGCCGCTATTTAATAATCTTAGCATTGACGAAGCTTTAAAACCGTTTATTCCCACGTTATAAACAAAGCTAATTAAAGCGTTTAATTCATTGTTATTTAAAGGTACCGTTACCAATTTTTTTATATCCATTGCATTTTGCGACGTTTCCATATCTAACCATCTTTGTGCCTGTTCTTCTGTTATAACATCGCCCATTTGCACTTTTCTTTGCTTATCAAAATCATAAGTTGAACCCCATCCAATTGTTGGAACCCCGCCTGAGTCAAGGTAAGCTTTTAGGTATAAGCCCCCTTCCGCTTTTTTTATAAAGTTTAATGCACTAGATAAACTTCCCGCCTTAGTTATTGCAGTAATACCCAAAATTCCTAAAATTAATAAGATTACTTTATTTTGATAAGTCATTTAAACTCTTTGTATGATCCTTTGCGGCCCATCCTAATAATAGTAAGCCAATTGATCTAATTAATCCCTGTATGCCTGTATTTACGGGTATTACTTCCGCACTTGCAGCTAGTACCCCCCCCAATGTTGTTTTCCAGTTATTCATTTTTCTTTATTTAAGTAATCTAATTTAGTTTCAATCCTGGCTAATTTGTCGATAATGTCGTAACGATCGGATCTTATCTCTTTCATATCGACTTCGATTTCTAATAATTTTTTTTTTGTAGTTCCGTAAAACGATCCTATAAAAATAATAGTACCAACAAACGATACCAGGTAAAATATGTTTTCCAAATTTGTGTCCATAATTAAATTAATGTTACTCCAATTTGTTGCGAACTCCATTGATAAATAAATTCGTTACCGTCTGGACTTGTATTGTAGGCGTCATAATCAAAACCGCTCATCATTAAGTTGCCACTTTGTAACTGTGCATTTGTTTCAGTTAACAATTGGTAGTAAATTGTTACGCTTGTGCTAAAATTATCAGATCCTACACAATTTAAAATTGTTGCAGTACCTAAATTAAGCGGAAAAACTACGGGTTGAATTTGTTTCATTTTATTTATTTTCTAGTAATTCAATTCTTTTAATTAAACTTTCAATAATTTTTTGTTGATCTTGTATTGCTTTTACTAATACTGGTAATAAATAATCGGGAGTAATAGTTAAAAAATCGCTTCCGTCAATATCTTTTTTACCATTAGGCATTACCATTTCTGGTATTAATGGTTGTATATTTTGAGCTTTAAAACCTAATCTTTTTGCAGTATTTTCATTTTCTTCTAGATACCTAAATTTTACAGGTTCTAATTGCAAAACTTCATTTAACCCTTGTGTAGTTTCAAAATCTTTTTTTAATCTTTCGTCTGACACAATCGGACTCCAAGATGATCCACCAGAAGCAAGAAAAACGCCGTTTGAAGTTGCAGTTACTGATATTTTACCCGTTTTATTATTTGCCCAATAATTATCGGTTCCATCGTGATAAATATATGCACAAGCAACTCCACCAACTTGATAAGCTAATAATGAAGATGCTGATCCTCCAATTGTAATATTTCCCCTAGTTGCTCCAGTATAAGAAAAGGTATTTGTTCCAACTGCTAATTGAGTACTTACGGTTGCGCTTCCCGTTACTTGTAATTTATTTACTGTGTCGTCAACTAATGAATTAATTAATACGGCATTTCCAGCAGTTCCGTTTAATGCTAAAGCACCTCCATATGTATCAATCGTTTTTTTGCTTCCACCTGTTCCACCTATTGCAATTCCATCAGTTGAATTTGATCCTTGTAACCATAAACCCGCCGTATTATATAAAATTCCACCAACTACACCGTTAAGTCTTCCACTTAAAGTTCCACCAGTTAAAGGCAAATAAGCAGATAAATCAGAAGTTAATGAAACTGTACCATCGGCATTTGGAAAAGTAAATTGCCTATTATTACTACTATTAAATAATAAAGAAGCAAAACCGCCAGGACTTAAACTTAATTGAATACCTTCTAATCCAGTACCTGATACACTATGAATTAAAGTATAACCCGCCGCGCTTACATTACCAGATCCCGTTTTTAAAGCTAAAGATTTTTGAAAAAATGTATTACCATCAATATCAACTCTATTATCTGCACTACTAATTGATAAAGCATTTGACGCTAAACCTACATTGATTAAATCAAATGTATTGCTTGAACTATTACCTATCCTCCATTTGTTTGCCCCTGTATTTGCAAATACAATTGTTGCAGCATTACCCGCCGTGTTGTTTATTCCTATTGTTGATGCAGTACCCGCAAAATGAACATCTAAAGTATTGCCTGGAGTAGTTGTATTTAATCCCAATCTATTATTTGTATCATCCCAAAAAAACGCCGCATTGTCCTGTGTAACCAATCCCGCCGCACCTGCAAACAATACTGATCCCAAAGTTAAAGCCGTATCAGTTAAACTATTTGTTGACAAACCGCCCGCCGTTATTGATATGCCTACATTTGAAGTATTGCCGTTAGTTGTAACTTGCTGCAAAGTTCCCGCGCCGCTACTAACGTTTGCAATTAATACCCAAGCCGTACCTGTGTCCTCATATATTGCGCTTGTATCGTTTGCAATAAATAACCTACCCGCATAACCAAAATTTGGCCTATTGGCAAAAGTATCGGTGTACAATGCAGGGGATCCCTTTTGATTAAGTACATTAACGTTATATGAAAAACCCATATATTAAAATATTTTTTTAACTACTACTAAATTGTTTTGGCCACCGCCAGTAAAATTAATTTGCAATGTTGCATTTGTTTCCTCATTTTCATTACCATCAATCACAAAGCTTTGACTAGGTGCCAAAATAATATTTTCAATTACCGCGTTGCTAGTTCCTAAATTTATAAAAATAATACTATTGCAATCCGTTGGAATAGATTGAGCCGTATTGTATGCAATAAAAACGGGTGTGTATTTTGTCATAATTAACAGGTATAAGAATTTTTTAAAGATTTTTTCATTTTAGCGTTGTAAAATTTCAATTGCTCTGGACTTAACACTTCGCCCGGTGTTGGTTGAACTTGCGTTGTATTCCAATACGTTGGCGTTACCGTTGCAAATGGTGGAAAATTAATAACAGGCAAATTTTTAATGTTAGTTGCTTTGTCCATATCTCCACCAGGTTGGGTATTTTTATATAATTTATACAAAAGAAAAATTATAGTACCGTAAATTAAATATTCGCTAGTTTTCATTATTTATATTTTTATTATATTATCATCACTAATCCATCCCGTTTTTAAAACATTATTAGCCATAAATGAAACTTTAGTATACGGCAAATTAGGATCCTGTCCCAAAATTTTTAATTCAATTTGTTTTCTAAAGGTGTAAATAGGTGTTATTAAATCATATTTATAAACCGTACTTCCATTTCTAGAACGTGGGATTATTTCTGGATTACCTGGTATTACTTTACTTTTAGGTTTTTTATTTTTTGCTATTGCATAAACCCCTAATAATAATAAAGCTATTGTTATATATATTTTATTTTTTTTCATTATAATCCATTGTTTAATAAACCACCGTCAGGAATTAAATTTAAAATCGATTGATCTACTATTACTCCAGGATCAAACCCTCTTTCCTGCCATTGCTGAAAAGTAATACCAAATTTTTTACCATCTTGTATTAAATACTGTGTATCAAATCCCTGTGCTCTCATTCCTTCATATATTCCATTTGGATAACTAAATTTATTTTCTAGCATATCAATTGGGTGCAAATCTGCGCCGCCTGGTGGTGGTGGTGGTGGTGGCAATATTGTAACTGTTTTTTTCTTTTTAAAGAAAAAAAACGCTGCTAAAATTACGGCCCCAATAATTAAATAATTTTTATTTTTCATATGTTAAAATCGAAATTTTATACCTTTACGTTTATAATTATCATTAATTAAATTAATATTATCCCTAGTTAAATTGCTAGTTATAAATTCAGTTAAACCTTTTGGACTTCCAGTAGGTAAAAAGAAAAAATATTCTTGTCTTTTTCCAAAACTTTTAATTAAATAAATAACATCTGCATCATTTTGAACTCTAGCAATTTGATACCCTGCATCTGCTTTATCATCATCAACACTACTATATCTAAGATCATTGTATATGGCATCAGCTATTTGATCCCATTCTGCTTTGCTTTTTGTTAAATCAATGCCACGCGCATTTAGATTTTTTTCAATGTCATTAATATTTGCAGCATCGGACTTTTCTTTGGCTATTTCTGCATCCGTTTTGGTTATACCTAAACTTTGAAATAAAGGCCTAATTACAATTAAGTAAGCCGCAACCACTATTCCTGCCGTTGTTAATAACTTTTTATTATCTTGACTTATTGCCATATATATATATTATTTCATAAATCCCAAAAGCATTTTATAAGTATTATCGTCAATATTAGCCAAATAATACAAATGATCGCCGTAGTTTGCATCCTTAGTACTTAAAATTTCAATTGCTTGTAAAGCTTTCTTTTGCTGATCGTCTGGAAACCCTGCCAAAGCCGTTACGGTTGGCGTTGATCCAGAAGCAGCAAATCTATTTATTATTAATCCCAATGCCCCAATTGCCATTTGTTGGAATTGTTCGTTTTCTAATATGGCCCCAAACCCTTTTGGTTTTTCATCTTCTACTTCTTCATTAAATTCGTCAGCACTTAATTTAGATATAATTAAATTTTGCCCTTCAATCATTTTTTCTAATAAACGGCTAAAATTTTCATTTGGTTGTTGTTGTTGCATCCCTGCCATCATTGGCAAATACCTTTCGGCCTTATTTAATTGAAAAACTATTTGCGTTAAACTTTCGGCATCTTTTCCCCTAGCAACTTTCTTTTTTTCAATCAATTGCAAAATATAAGGGTTTGTATTGTCAACGTTTTGTTGTATGGCCCTTAATGCTTCTGATAATTTTTGCAATCCAATTTCTTTTTCATCCTCATCAAAATAAAAACGGCAATATTCAACCTTCGGACTGGTTCCTGCAAATATTTTGTAATGCGTTGCGGGGCTATTTTCGTAATAGTCAAGTACATCTTCCAACCTGTGTAACTCGGGCTTAAATACTGCCATTTTTAAATTATTTTATAATTTGTAATATACTCCAAAGGCGTAAACCACATTAGTAGTTCCTGCCGCACTTGAAAGTGAAATAAAAGACTTAGTCCAGGATATAACCATATTGTCAATATCTGGCAAACCGTTTGTATATGGGTTTGGCGTTGCTGAACTTATAATATTATTGAAAGCTAGTAAAGGCGCGTTGTAAATCAACTGCAAATCTCCACTATACAAAGTTAAAAAGCTTTTCTTTAGATCCGCTTCTGTTACCATTGTACTACCAGAATTTGGCGAAGCACTCAAAACGCCAGGAGTATATACCTGTATGTTTTGAATCATAGCATTGGCCAAATTAGGCAAATTTGGAAAGTAAAAACGTGTGTTAGTACTTCCGCTAGGGATTGCAACTTCTACCGCTTCAAATCTTTTTAAAATTGGCATTGTTGTAATTTTTAAATGTTATAAAAAGCCAGGCGTTTGCACCCACCTGGCGAGGTGGCGATTGGGATCGTCTTTTTTTACTTAACCGATGTGATATTTTGGCACAAAATCGATCTAAAAATTGCGACGATACGGCTATTAGAAGCAACGCTTGAAATAGCAGCAGGAAGCACAATGTTAGCAACTATATTGGCACCACCATTTAACAAAATGTTTGGTTCAACTGGATAAAAACCATTATCTCCACCATCAAATTGATCAATTGGGAAAACTGTTTGAGCAGTAATACCAACGCCACCCTGTGTTTGTGGTACATAATAATGTCTTAAAATATCCCAAGCTGGCACAATGTTTTGATTGTTAACCTGCATTGTGAAAAAACCATTGTAAAGGGTTAAAGCTGCATCAGCTTGAGCCGTAGTGAATTGGTTTGTTCCTGTTGATGGGTAAGATAATATTGGAAAAGCTGCATCCGTTGCACTTGCTGGAACTTCTAAACCAATAAATATGCTACTAACAACGTGTACATCTTGCAATTGTACTCTACGTTCTGTATTAAATGCTGCCCCGTTTGAAGTATCAGTTACAACAATCGGTAAACGGTAATTGGTTACACTAGATGAAATTGCTACTTCTGATCTTACATAAGATTGAGTAAGTACGGCTTGACTAACGTCATATCCTTGAGATTGTACAAAGCTACGTGCGTTTTCAAACGTCAAACGTGCTGATATTGAATTGATCATTTTTTTTAATTTAAATTTTAATTTTTGTTAAATTTTATTTTTATTATACTATCCGCACAAAACGGCCGCGCTGCGCGTGTCCATTCCGTAATTGTCCATACCTGCAACAACTCCGCGAGGATTGTTTGTGCTAGGTGCTAAACCCATATAACGTTTTGCAATCATTGGCATACCGCTAAGTACTCCAGTTGATTGAACTAAACCTAGTCCACCTACCGCAATCATACCGTTACCCAAAGCTTTACCCATATCAGATTTGATAAACTTAGGTAAAAATAAACCAACCGCAATTGGAGCCACAGATGCAACATACTTTTTGTATGAATCATTTAATGAAGTTCCGTTAATTGTGTTAGATACAAATCTAGCAGCTACACCACCAACGATGGTAAATAAAGCTGATGATAAACCGCCTTTCACACTTACTGCACCCATTCTTTTTGAACGTCTACGGTGTGTAGTGTGTTTTTTAGCGTGATGTTTTTTTCTACGTGCCATTTTTTATTTTTTAAATTATTAATAAAGGTGAAAAAGATTAAAGTAGTTTTTTTAATTCTGTCTTTTGTATTTTTAATTCTTTATTGTAAAGTTGATAATCTTTCATACTTTTTTTAAAAGAATTTTTTTGTAAAGGACTGTATTTTTTTTCTTTTAATAATCTTTGAATTGAATTAATATAACTATCATTCATTTCAATTTTTCTTAAAATTTGTTGTAAATGTTGAAAAGTAATATCTTTTATATTACCCATTTTATTTGCCATATGGGCGTGTTGCGCTTCGTCTAACTTATCTAATTGATTATATAAATTTTTTGAAGTTGTTTTTGCGGCGTGTACTTTTTTTAAAATAACTTTTTCAGTAGGTTTTTTTAAAATTGTTTTTTTAATTGATTTTTTAACCGCTTTTTTAACTTTTTTTCTAGGAGTTATTCTACCTTCTTTTTTTCTAGTATAATAATCTTGTGAGCCACTAATTTTATTTTTAGCTTTTTTCTTTTTTCCTACGGGACTTTTACCCTTATGTTTTGAAGCATAAATTGCAGACGCTTGTTTAACGTAATCCGTCCATTTTGTAAAACGTTTAGGATATTTAGCGCGTAAACTTTTAGCCTCTTTAATTATTGATTGTAAAGCAGTCATTATTTTTTCTTTTTAAAAATTAAAAAAGCTATTAATGCGGCCCCGCCTAAAATTAACGGCAATGAAATTCCGCTAGTTGACGTTGTGCCCGGTGTTGTTGATCCGCCACCAAATAAATTTGATAATAATGATGATCCAGATTGAGTCGTACTTTGATTAGTATTAATAAAATATTTTTTATCTAACAATCCTTTATTTACAGCTTCATTAATTATAATAGCTAAATCAGAATTCTTTGTATTTTCATAAATAACAGGCAACCAATCAATTCGGCGCATTGAAATATACGGTTGTGGAACTTCTGGAGCCAAACCCCCTGCAGTGCCAGTATGCAACCAAGGTTTTTTAGAATTATCAAAACCAACTTGTTGATACCAGGTAAAAAATACCCCCAAAGCTTTGTCCCATTCTTTATTTGCAAAAGCAATATCTAAAATATAACTATCTGAGTGTCCTGGTATTAATCCACTAACTAAACTTACCAAACTAGATATTGAAGATCCAAATACAGGTATTGCGCTTGTTGTTGAAGTTAAAATATTAGTTAATCCAGTAGTTTGTTTATTTACTAAATCAGTTCCTTTATTTAAAAAACTTGTAAATGATCCCATTTGTTGTTTATTATCTATACCGCTTAAAGCCATTAATGCCATATTGTTTATTTTTTTATCTTTATAAAAATTAGGTTGTTTTTTTTCATTAAAATAATCTAGTACCGCGTCGCACCATATTTCATTTTCACTACCTGGATTAATTACTACAAAAACGTGCTCTGGTGTTTTAGATTTGTCGTAAGCTGCAAACCTATATGCCAAATCAAATTTTTCCCCTGTATTTCTTCTGTACGCGTCCAACAAACCTGCAAACATCAAACTAAAATGTTTGCAATCCCCTTTTTTTGTTGCCAAAATATATGCAGGTGTGCCAACTGTTTGTAATGTATCTGGTTCAATTTGATACTGTATATTATTTTTTAAATAATTAAATATTTTTCTTGCAGTATCGTAATAATTTCCGCAATCAAAAAAATAATATAGTTTATCGTATTCCTTTAAACTTTTATTGTGCTGCTTTAAAATAGCGTTAATAATATCATTGGTTGATTGATCATAACTAAGTATTTTTTGATTGTTTTTAAAACTATCTAATTGCGCCAATAAATTCATTTACGGTAATTGAATTTGAAAATTTAATGGAAAGTAAACAAAGTCAACTATTAAATTTCCTTTCAATTCAATAATTTGATTTTTAAATTTATTTTGTATTAAAATAATTGCAGCATCCTGCAATTTTAAATTTACATCAAAACCAATAACCGTTTTTTGATTTGCTAAAATTGTTTTGTTGATATCCTGATAAACTGTTCCAACAACTTTATTTTGTAGTAAAATTTCTGCGGATATTTTTTGTACGTCGGCCGTTGTGTTGGTCGGATTTTCAACTTCTAACTGGACGTTAACAATTGGGTTAAGAAAATTCCCACCGTTAAAGCCAATATTTTTTAAAGAAATATTTATTTTTTGTGCCAAAATATATTTTTTGTAGCCAAGCCATCCCAGGAAAGCCAAACCGATAAAAATTAAATTTTTTGACATTAAAAAAAAATTAAAAATTGATAAAATTGAAAAAGGTTGACCAAAACTACAAAAAAAAATCAAACCAACAAATATTTTTTTTTTCGACGGGTATGTGTGCGGAACGGGTGAATAGTAACGGGCCCCCCTTTAGGGGGGGGCCCGTTCCACCCGTTCCGTACCCGTTCCGTACCAAAACATACCCTAAAATTTAAAGAAAATTAGACATAAAAAAACCCTAAAAATTAGGGTATTATTAATAAAAAAATATATATTTAAATTTTAATCTTTTTCACCTTTTAAAAAGACTTTATGTGAAAAATTTTTTGACTCTTTGCAATAAAAATTTATCTCTATTGCTTTTTTGCTCAAAGCAAATGCCGTAAAGGATTGCAGCGATCTGGTATCGTTTTTAATGTTGCGATATTTGTAAGCTTTTTTTTGCTGATCAAAAAAAATTGCAGTAAAATATTTTGTAATTAGCATAATTTTATTATTTTTGTTTTGAAAAAGGTTAAAAGTTTACTTATTATTTGGTTTAAACCATAAAAATGCCCCGTCATTAAAACAATAGGGCGGGGCGTTTTGTGGTTATTTTTTGCGTAAATTTTTTTCAATACTGTTTAGTATTGTTAACATTCTTATTCTTATTCTTTCCCTCTTTTGGTCCTTAGTTTCTTTTTTAATCTTTCTATTTCCCAAGATGATTTTATTAAAATAAAAAGCATCATCATTTTGAATTTCTTTATCATTTTGCATTTATTAATTGATTATAAGATTTTTGATAAATTTCAACTGTATTTAAATTATTGTATTTAATATCTTCAAAATATTTTTTTGCTAAATTTTGAACTTCATTTCTTAAAAAAAATGCTGAAGCTTCAGTTAATATTTCTTCAATAGTACATTGTTCTTCCCAAGTGTTAATTTTAATTTCTCTTTCAACTGTTAATTTTTTTTTCATAATATTTGTTTTTTAAAATAGTTGTTAATTTAATTTCTTTATCGTTTAAAATTTGCCATATTTCAGTTTCAAGTAATAATTTATAAGGTAATTTATTTATTTCTTTATAATGTTTAAAAATCATTGTTTTTTTTCTTTTATGTCTTACTTCAATTATTGATATAAAATTTTTCATAATTTTTCATTTTAGTTTTGTTCGTTTATTGCTTCTATTAAAGCCATTCCTTCATAATAATTTTCTTCCATAGATAAATACATTTTACCAAGAGCAAAACCTATTCCAATGCTTTGCT